GATAAGAAACAAAATCTTATTAAAGAATATAAAGAACAAGGAAGAAAGCAAGAAATACAATCAGCACTTGAAGAATTAAAAAAAGAATATCAAATAAATAAAAATAAAATTCCAAAAGATTTAGCTTATTTAGAGGGACAATATAGAGATGATTATTTACATGATATGAAAATATGTCAAGAGTTTGCAACATTAAACAGAATAACTATTGCAAAGACAATATTGTGTTATTTATGGAAACGATTAGAAGTTGATAGTAGAAATTGGACATCTTTTGAAACTATTCATAATTATATATCATTTGAAGATAATATAGTCCGTAAAGGAGCTATATCATCTAAAAAAGATGAAAGAGTATTAATACCTATGAATATGAGAGATGGTTGTATTATTGCGGTAGGAAAGGGTAATGATGACTGGAATCAATCAGCACCTCATGGGGCAGGTAGAATTATGTCTAGAATGAGAGCCAAAGAAGAATTAGATTTAGAAGATTATAAAAAATCTATGCAAGGAATTTATTCTACTTCAGTAAATAGTCAAACTTTAGATGAAGCACCAATGGTTTACAAACCTATGGAAGAAATAATTAAGAATATTGGTGATACAGTTGAAATAGAAAAAATAATTAAGCCAATATACAATTTTAAAGCAGGAGATTAGAAAGAAGGTAAAATATGAAAATATTAGAATTTATCGCAAATGCATCATTAATACTTGCGTTTATATTTGCTTTATTAGAGAAAGAGTATAATGCTTGTTGCATGCTAGCATTATTATATATAAATTTTCAATTAATAGAAATAAAGGAAAAATTATGAAATATAAACTAACAAAAATAGGAAAGATGTACATAGTAAGTACATATCCATCCAATGAAGTAAAGTATGTTAAAACAAAACGCAGGGGTAATAAAGGTTATTTTAATCAAAACAGAAGAAAATAGTGGGGTGAAGTAAATGATACCTGAAATCAAAGAGGCTGATAAATTAATAAATGAAATAGATAAAAACGATGCAGAAAGAATAGAAACACTTTATGCTAAATTAACAGGCACTACAAGTACAGTAAAGGATATAATGGTGCAAAGCGTTCCTAAAATACATTCTAGAGAAGACGCATTATTGTTATTAGCTGAAATGACTAAAGACTATAACGAAGCTAATGATAAATTAAGAAAGCTTTATCACAGTATTGAAGACCGTGATTTAAAAATCTATATAGAAAAGAATTATTTAATGAATGGTTATTCTGCACAAGAAAAAAATCGTATATTGGAAATAAAATGGGGAATAGGGAAGAATAGAATTAATAAAATTTGCAGAAAAATTGAAAAAAAACATAAGAGTACCCACTAAGTACCCACTTGTAGGTTAAAATGTGTATAATGGGCATAATTAGAAATAACTATGCCCAGGAGCTAGTTGTATAAGCTAGCCAGCCCCTTTTTATTCTTTTATGTGACTGTATAAGTCAAAAGCTACTGATTGGTAGCTTACTGGTGATATATGCTATCGCAATAAGAAGACGTTGAACTAGCTGTCTATGAATGTGTAAGACGATAGAAGTTGGATATGATGGTAGTGAAACTTGTTTTTGGCTAGTTAGAGTGGAATACCGAAAAAGAGCCGATATATCATTGGTAAGGTGCTAATTAATAGCATTATGTCTTTTTGCTACTTTAGACTTTAAAGAAAAGGTATAGAGGGGATTGCATTCGCAGTCGCACTATCTAATTATAGGTAGTGTACTGGTGGCATTCTTAAATATGCAGTTATCATAGAATTCGAAAATATGATAAAAGGCGGTAATGTCATCGGTACAGTATCTATAATTGATACAAATAACTCACTTAATGTGGGTTTTTATTATGCATTAATTTATATCGCAGGGTAGAGCAGTCAGGTAGCTTGTTGGTCTCTTTAGCCAAAGGTCGTAGGTTCAAATCCTACCCCTGCAACCAAATGACAATAAGGAGGTGGTATCAAAGAATGAAAATAAAAACCAAGTTGGAAGGCCTAGAGCAATAACTCCGAAAAAACTTGAAAAATTGGAAGAAGCTTTTAAATTAGGATGTACCAATAGAGAGGCTTGTTTTTATGCTGACATTGCTGAATCTACATTTTATGATTTTCTAAAAGAATATCCTGAATATTCGGACAAAATTGCAATGTGGAAAGATTATCAAAAAATAAAAGCTCGTATGGTAGTTCATAAGGCTTTAGATAAGGGTGATAGGGATATGGCTAAATGGTATTTAGAACGTAAGGTCAAAGAAGAATTTAGCACTAAACAAGAAATTGATGCCACTGTTAATAATAGAGTGGAAATCATTGATGATTTGCCTGATGTAGAATGAGAATAAGTAGTCAAATAGCACCAGCCTTCAAATATACATTTAAAAGTCACAAAATGCATCAAATCTATCCAGGGGGAAGAAATTCTACAAAAACTTCTATGCTTTCATTGAAAATAGTATTTACTTTAAATAAAGAATACAATTGTTCAGCAGTTGTTTTAAGACGTTATCAAACCGATTTGAGGAAATCAGTTTATAAGGAAATTAAAAGAGCATGTAAAAGATTAGGCCTAATAGAAGGAGTTCATTACAAAGCTAAGTTAGCACCGATGGAGATTACATTTTTGCAAACAGGGAATACAGTTTATTTTGCAGGTGGTGATGACTATGAATCTGTAAAAGGTTTGATAGATGAAAATAAATTAATTAAAATTGTGTGGTTTGAGGAATTGACAGGTTGGAATAATTCAGAAGATATAGACCAAATAATAGCAACATTCACTCGTGGAAATAATGATTGGTTTATGGCATTGTATTCTTATAACCCTCCAAAAAATAAATTTCATTGGGTTAATATGTGGGCAATAGAAAAACAAAAAATGGATAATGTGTTATATGTAATGAGTGATTATAGGACTGTACCCAAAGAATGGATAGGAACAATAGCGATAGAAGAAGCCGAAAGAATGAAACAATATGACAATAAACGTTATAGGTGGATTTACCTAGGCGAGGTTATTGGTTTAGAAGGGTTAATATATAATCCAGAACAAATAGAATGGGCAGATGCTGATTATTTAGAAAAAAATAATATAAGAATATTATATTTAGATTTTTCAGTAGATGGTGGACATCAAACAAGTGCAACTACATGTGGCTGTTTTGGTTATGGTTCTGATGGATATTGGTATTTATTAGACTTATATTATTATAGTCCACATGAAAAGACAAGAAAAAAAGCCCCAAGTGAATTAAGCCAAGATATATTTAAATTTGAAATGGCTATGTTAAAGCAATATAAATGTGGTATAGACCAAGAAACTATAGATAGTGCAGAAGGTGCTTTAAGAAACCAATTATATAAAGACTGGGGAAAATCATTTAATCCAGTTAATAAAGGTAAAAGTAAAGAAGAATTAATAGATTATTCAATAGATTTCTTGGCAAAGGGTAAATTCAGAGTATTGGATAATAACAATAACAAGATATTTAAAAAAGAAGTAGAAAATTATATGTGGCAAGAGGGTAGTGTAGAAAAAGGTAAACCAGTACCAGATAAATCAGAAAAAGAATTTACTGGCGGTGAAGAATATTACAATAGCTGGTCCAAGGATATATCTTACTACTATGCAGACCACACAGATGATTTGTTCCAATATTGGTGTAAAGATAATTTAAGTAAATTAGGATTAAAGGAATGATACGATGAGTGAAATGTTTAAAATAATGAGCGAAAAGGATAAAAAGATTATAAAAGGATTTAACGATAGTGAACTAATTATAATTGTAAATAATGGTAAAACAACAATTTTTGAAAAAGGGAAAATTGTAAAAGGTATAAAAGAAATGAAATTTACTGCAGCACTTGATGAAGTACCAGAAATAATAGTAAAAAAGGTGGTGTTATAATGAGTGACCCTGTAATAATTACAGCTATGATATGTGCAACAATAGCTGTTCTAGGAATTGTAGGAAGTATAAATAATAAGGAATAGGTGATATTAAAGAAATTATATGATAGTATTCAGCGAACATTAAGTAAAAAAAATATCAATGTAGTAGTCGGTAATATTTATGATATGATGGCAGTTTGGAAGAGCTGGTATAGAGGAAATGTGAACGATTTTCATTACTATAGCGTGAAACTAGCTGATGGGAAAACATGCGAAAAAGAACGAAGAACAATGAATATGCCTAAAAAGGTATGTGAAGATTTTTCTAAACTTGAATGGTCGGAAAAAGTAGAAATAAAACTTGATAATGAAGAAAGTACAGAAAAATTATTAAAAGTTTTAAATAGTAAAGAAAATAATTTTAATATTAATTTTCCATCTTTTTTGGAGAAAGAATATGCACTTGGGACAGCTGTAACCGTAGAGTATAGGGAAAATGGGAAAACAATAATTGATTATATCGAAGGTGACGTAGTATTGCCATATAAATACACTAATTCATATATTTATGGATTAGTTACAGTTAGTCGAATTGTTGAAGGACCTAAAAGTAAAAGAAAGTATTATACACATTTAACTTATCACGAGTTTGAAGATAATACCTATTCTAAAATCAATGAATTATATGTATCTAGCAATGAAAACACTTTGGGGAAAGAAATACCATTTTCTGATAAATTTCCTGAGGTAGAAGAATATGAAGTTATAGAAACAGAACATCCAAGATTTCAAGTTTGGAAATTGCCTATTGCTAATAACTTTGATACAGGTAGTCCTATGGGTTTATCAATATTAGCAAACCAAATTGATAAATTTAAAAGCATAGATACTAAATACGATAGTTTTGACCATGAATTTGTAAGTGGTAAAAGAAGAATATTAGTTGATAGAAAAGCAGTTAAAAAAGAAATAGAAGGTATGGATGATAACAATAACATAATTTATACAAGTTATTTTGACGCAACTGATGATGTATATGTCGCTATAAAAGGAATGGAAGACCAGCCCATCAAAGATATAAATTTTGATTTGAGAACTGAACAGCACATAAAGGCAATAAATACAGAACTTAATTATTTAAGTGCTGGAGTAGGATTAGGAACTGGTTTTTATGAATTTGATGGCAAGGGATTAAAAACTGCGACCGAAGTAGTTAGTGAAAATTCTGATACATACAGAACAAAAGTACATCATCAAATACCAATTTATGATTGTTTATATGATTTAATTGCGACAATCTGTGAAATGGAAGGTATTGGGTATAAAGAAATATCAATTACATTTGATGATAGTATAGTTCAAGATGAGGATGCGTTAATTAAACGTGGAATAGAGTTATATAATGCTAGTTTAATTAGTAAAGAAAAATTCATGAAAAAGTATTTACATTATGAAGATACAGAGGTATCGGAAGAACTGCTGAAAATTCAAGAAGATAATAAAATAGTTCAACCTGAAGGTTTGGACTTTTTTGGAATGGATGATAGTAATAATGATTCGGTTAAAATAGAACCAGGTCATGTAGAAGATGTTGTGTCAAAATCTTTAAACGGTGCACAAACACAAAGCCTTATTAACATCATTTCTCAATATAAACAAGGAGTGCTTACATATAACCAAGCAGTTCAAATGTTAAAAACAGCTATTGGAATAACTAAAGAAGAAGCAGAAGAATTATTGAAAGAGTGATGTAGATGTCTTTAGAGGAAATACAAGAAGAAATTGAAAGTCTTTATATCAACATGGAAAATGAATTATTGATTAACATTGCTAATAAATTAGTTATAGGTAAACCAATGGAAATTGATAAATGGGATTTAAACAAAGGTGTGCCTATTGAAGGCTCTGGTGGTGTTAATGAATGGCAACTAGAGAGATTAAAGGAGTTAGGTGGTTTAACGGAAGAAAATGCCAAAATAATTGCTAAATATAGTGGACAAACTGTTGAAAAGGTAGAACAGATATTTGAACGTGCTAGAGAAATAGGCACGGAAGTGGATAGTAGGATATTATCTTTAGGTATTAAAGCAGGAATACTTAATGAAATTAATCCAGTAATTGAAGATATAACCGTGAAAAATATTCTTCATAAAGGAATAAGTACTGTTTTAACTACCTTTAATAGTCAAAATAAAAGCCTTCTTGCAAGTGCTGGAGATAATTATAGACAAATAGTCAATAATGTTAGTTCTCAAGTCCTAACAGGCACTAAAACGACAATGAAAGCTATGCAAGAGGCAGTTAGTAAATTAGCAGAAAATGGTTTGACTGGATTTACTGCTAGAAATGGTGCACAATGGACCCCTGAAGCTTACACAAAAATGGTATTAAGAGCGAATACTCAAAATACTATAAATCAAATACAAGAAGAAAGAATGCAATTAGCAGGTAATGATTATGTAGAGATAAGTCAGCATACTGGAGCAAGACCGTTGTGCAGTCAAGACCAAGGACAAATATTTTCGTTAAGTGGAAATACTACGCCAATAACTGATGGCAATGGTAGAAGTATACAAGTAAGAGCGTGGTCTACATCTACTTATGGCAAGCCTGCTGGTATATTAGGTATTAATTGTGGGCATTCAAGATATGCATTTGTTCCGGGATTATCTATTTACCGCTCTGAATCTATTCCAAAAGAAGAAAATGATAAAGCGTATAAAGAAAAACAACAACAAAGATTGTATGAAAGAAATATCAGGAATAAAAAACGTGAGATAGAAATGTTAAAAACAACTGGAGCAGATGAGAATTATATAAAACAAAAAAGAAGACAATTAAGTGATTATAGAAAACAATATTTAGATTTTCTTGATAATACTGGTAGAACAAGAATAACAGCTAATGAGTGGATTGGAAATGCAAAAATAAAAAGTGTTAATAGTAGCTTTGATATAACAAATAAAATAATATCAGATAAAATAAATTCTAAAAATATACCAATAGAATTAAAATTAGGCACAACTTTTAATTATAAAGGAAACCAATATACGGTAGATAATAGAAATGTGAAATATGAATTTAAAAGTAGTGAGCTAGAATTTGCTAATTGGTTGGCACAAAGAACAACTAAAAAAGTAACATTAAACCCAAAAATAAATAATCCTGAAGGAGTAAAAATATCTGACTTAAAAATTGGTAATGAATATTATGATATGAAAATAATTAGTGGTGGTAGCCAACAAGTAATTTATCATAATGTTTATAAAAAAGAAGAACAAGCTAATAATTTCTTGTTTGAAGCTACTAAATCACCTTTATCTATGGAAAATTTACAAAAGCAAGTTAATGATGTATTTAAAAGAAAAGATACTGAATATGTTCGAATAATAGGTATAAAAAAGAATGACCAAATTATCATTCTAGAAAACAAAAAAAAGAAGTAATGACACTAGGCGTTAAGTCGCCACGACCATCACTTCATTAAATATATTATACAATATTAATTAAAACATGTCAAAAAAGCATGTTTTTTTCATCGGAGTGTAGTTCAGTTTGGTAGAACGCTAGTTTTGGGAACTAGAGGCCACAAGTTCAAATCTTGTTACTCCGAC